CTCACTAGCCCAAGTGGTGAGCGTGCCGAGGATTGACACGTCCATACTTAGACACCCGGGGAACATGTTCATAGTCCCCATACTTCTCTTCTTCTTCATCGACCAAACTCAATTGATCCATATATTTCCCCACCGCCTCAACTTTTCCCTCCTTATTGGGTTGTGTGACGGTTCTATGTGCAAATTTGTCACCTACAAATTGTTTCATAAGATCAAACATCATCGCACTATCACTGGACCCTACTTGAACGATCCAAATATCGCCATAGGTCCCAGAGGTGGGTAAAGTGGCTGAGCTAAAATAAAACCCAGCTGACCCACTAGTGATGGTAATAGTTGTAGCTAATACAAAACTAGCGACTGTTCCAGTACTAGCTACCGAAGCAGAAGTACTGTTGGTGAATAACAATTCTCCAGTACAATTAGTCCTATTTGTGGTGAGAGCAGTCCCAACTGTTGCACTTCCAACCCAGGAACAAACTACAATAAATCTCCCAGTGGTAATATAGTAGGGCAAGGTTACAGTATCATAACCACTTCCAGTGATTGAAACAGTCAACGCCATGGTGCCATCATTAGCCGCTATGGTGGGTCCCAAAATGTCGGTATCATCAAAAGCGGTGATGCGCTGATGGGCCCACATAGCTGTTCCAAAAGCTCCAGGAATCATTATCGGCTTAAAGAGCGCAATTTCATAACTCACCCATAACTCACCAATGGTAGCAGAAGCCTGCATTCCAACAGTGGCTATGGTGAAACGGCCAAGGTCGTAAAATAACAAATTCTCAGTACTCGAGACATCTCCTGTTCTAACATATTGCAATGCCACGGGCTTCTCAGGGTGAGCACACTCAATTGGATGCAGACATGAGTTGCACGGTACAGTAGATGTTGAGAACTCATAATTTTCCATTTCTTGTTTATTAATAAATGACGATCGATTGGAATTATATTGGGTTGCCATGACAACCACTCCCATAGCAGTGTTGGTACTATTCAAAGCTGTTGCAGAGGTAGACTTGAACTCAAACACCATACCCCGGATCTCATACTGATCAAAATTTTGACCCACAGTCGATCCCCAGGGAAAGGTAGCAGAAATTCCTATGTTGATTGGATACTCAGTGGATGAAAAACTGGTAGATCCTTGTACATCACCGAGGAATTCCCTATTACTGATGACAACAGCTCGACCATAATCCTTGAAGGCTGGTATTCCTCCACGTAAGAGACTGTTCTTTCTAACCTTGTAGTCACCAGTTCCGATGATCCTAGATATATATGAACCAGCTCGTCGACCGTACCTGGCTCCTAGATCACCATAACCAAACTGGTTGCCTATAAACCGGCCTCCTAGACCACCACCTATTTCAAGACCCTTCTTGATATAAGGGTCAACGAGTGATTTGTTTTGGACATATACTTTCCTCACAGCCTTCCTTCGATTCATAGGTTCTTGCACTTGCACGACAACTTTAGGGGCTTTCTGTTTCCTTCTCCGGTTACGTCTTGCACAGACAGCATCGACCTGTTTCTTGAAGGCCATGGAGTTCCACTCACCATGTAACTTAACGCCAGCCTGTAGGGATATATGACTTACCAGAGTAAATAGAACATGAAGGAATATGACATATGATGGAGAGCCACATTCTTCCATTTCACTGCGGCCAAAATCAATACCAGCTTGTATAAGTCCTCTGGTCTTGGCCATCTGCAGCTTATGCACCTCCTCTTCATATGGGATGATCTTGGTGACCTCATAATGGTCATCAAAGGTATCTACCACTTCAAAATCTAAATCGATCTTAGCCATGTCAATGATGAAATTCCCAGTGAAAACTCCAGGAAAGTCATCAATTGTTATACCTTCATATATGATTTTATCTAATTCCATGAGAACGTATTTATCAGCTCCATACAAATTTGCGAACATTTCATACGTCTCACTCGTGGGAAAGAACACCATGCCACCTTGCGGACGGTAAGGGTTTTCCCGGGAATTATCATAATAGGGTTTTATTCCTAGTTTGTCTCCACTGTCAGCAATAGCCCGAAATAGTGCGCCAACTATAGGAATGTGTCCGGCAGTGCATAACATGCCTTTTGCCACTCCAAGAAGCAAGCGTTTGTGGTACTTAGGGTCATGTTTGCCATAATTCATACCGATTTTTGACAACACCTTAAATGGTTTATTGCCCCATATCAGTTTCCCAGCATTGGGCCAGAATCTCCCAGAGCAGAACTCCAC